CCACAGTTAAACACGAAACCGCCAACACATTCAAACCGATTCACGAATACGGCAGCCGCCAGTATTTCATTAACAGATATGGGGGACAAACAGCTCTCGGTCACAACCAGCTTGGAAACGTTACTCCCGAAGACGGAGCTACCTACGCCGGTGAAGGGGATGTTCAGCTCACTGGCAAAAAGAATTACGAGCATGCCGAGACTGAGTTGCGCGCTCAGTACCCAGACCAAATATCCGATTTTGAAAAACGGACTGGCAAAACATTCGACCTGATTGCAGGAGACCAGCCCGGAGATGAAGCCGATCCGCAGAACGCAGCCGACCCAACCATCGCATACTTAATTATGTCTGCCGGCATGAGACAAGGTTGGTTCACCGGCAAGAAGCTACCGGATTTTATACACGATGACGTATGTGATTACGTCAACGCAAGGACAATCATCAACGGGCATGATAAGGCGGACAAGATTGCTACATACGCCCATGCATTTCAGTTAATACTAAACGGTCAACCATGACCTTAAACAGGGAGAAGGTATGAGTTTCAAACAAATTTTGGCGATTCTTGCGATTGTCGTCCATGTGGCGAACGTCGCTTTGGCTGCGGGTGCCGGAATAATCCCGGCAAAGTACGCTGCGATTATTGCAACCGTAGTAGGGCTTGTTCAAGGGTTCCTGCCGCGTGTTCAAGGGTCTGATGCATCTGACGTAAAAACTTCGTGACCTCATGATCGAAGGTGTCTTCAGGTACATCGCTCGTGTGCTGGCGGGTCTGCTTGAGAAGTTTGCAGACCCGCAGCTTCAATCTAAGCTCGACGCATACAATACCAAGGTCGCGGCACTAGAGCAAAAAGAAAAAGATGCTGCTGATGCTGAAAAGGCCTCAGAAGCTGCTTACCAAAAGAGTCTGGCATCACGGCAGGCGTGGGAGTCGTTAATAACTGAGTCGAGCAGTAAAGAGCAAGAACTGGAGAGTCAACTCAAAGCCAGCCAAGACCGAGTCAAGGAGTTACAGGATGCTGTGGACAAAGCTAAGCTTGATATTGATCACCTGTCTGACCATGATGCTATTCGCGGTGACGTGTAATGCTCAGGAAGTAAAGCTTGTTGAGAAGCTTGCAGACGGGTCGTATGTAGTGTCGATAGCAGGAGTTGAGTACCGAGCGCTCGCAGCAGACCGCATGCGCACCGTTGAGAAAAACGAAGTAGAGCTGACTGCTCTGAGAACCGTAACATCAGAACAACAAAAACAAATTCAAGCACAAGACCAATTGCTCTCCCTTGCCGGCGAGCGTAACGACCTTCAAAAGAAAATCTCTGACAGCCTTCAAACCGATTTAGATAGAACCAGAGCCGACTCTGCACGCTGGCAGAATCTCTTCACCTCAGAAAGAGAATTACGACAGGAGTCCCAGCAGTTCATACCACATGGCTCCACCACAAAATGGGACAAGCTTCTCGGGTTGTTCGATAGTCAAGGATTCCAATTTACCCTTAAAGCAGCTATACCAGTTTGGACAGCAGTGAGGTGCAAATAAATCTGCCGACCCTGATTCACCGACACGGGGGACGACAAAAAAAAATGAAAGAATTCTTTAAACGCCAGTTCGTAGTGCCTTTCGAGGTCACCTTTGGAATTTACAGTGTGTACGGCGGCCTCATGGGTATAGTAGGGTTCGGTCAAGTGAACACTTTCGTTAGACAGGAATTCGGAGATACGCTAACTACTATATGTAATGCTTTATATGTTGTAGCCGGGCTTGCAATATTTTTCGGGATAGGATTGAACAAACGAAACATTGAGGCTTCTGGTTTGGTATTACTCATAGCATCATTAGTAGTAAGAGCTATTGCTCTGGAGAAGCTCATTGATTGGTGGACTCCTCAGATGCCGGCACTAATCGGGAATTATGTATATTCAGCAATTTTCATTGTCGCATGTATTCTGAGAGTGAGGTTTTTGTTTCTAATAAGAACGCTAGTAGTTTCAGAATCGGTTGCGGCCCCCAAATAGGATGGACTTACTAACTGTAACAATCACCCTTGCAGGCGGTGGAGGAGTTCTGGGCGGGTTGTATGCACTTCTAAAGTTAAGACCAGAAGCCGGACAGATAACAGTCTCTGCCGCTCAGGGAGCTATCATAGTTCAAACTGGAGTCATTGAAAATCTACAGAAAGAGATTACAAGGCTCTCTCAGCATCACACCGAACTGGAAATGGAAAATACCGCTCAGCAAAGATCAATTGATGAGTCACAGGCTACTGTGGCTAGGCTGAGACTGACTGTAGAATTTTTACAACGAGACCTAGATCGCCACGGTCGCATGTCCGAGTTAGCTCGACGTCGGTCTCACATACTAGCCAAGGCATTTTCTAGTTTAGAGTTGAAGGTGGACGGGCTAATAGATGAAATGAACAGACACAACGTTCCTGTTCCACCGGAGTACCAGCCAGCAAAACTAAGGGCAGAAGTACGCGAGCAGTTAGATGAGGTTGCAGAACTGGAAAGACAAGTGACATACGACGCTGTTTTAGTTAAGGCTCCCGGAAACCCAGAGCTACCAGTAAAGCCAGATACCGAAGGAGATGAAACTGTTTGATGTACCATCGGGACATCGAGTGAGAATTCACTCCAACAAAATCACGTTTAAGGAACGGGGTTCATCGACAGTCATTGGAGAAGACATTACGTGGGAAGGCACGACCACAGAGCGTTACAGATTCGCTTGGGGAACCCTGCGCAGAATGATAGTCAACCCTAACGCGAACTTTAACAGAGCAATGGCTGTGTGGGCCAGAAATCACGACTGCGAGGTACTTGATTGAGCGACCTAGTTAAAAAACCGAAGGCATGGGAGCGACAAGTCCAGCTTGGTGAGTCTCAGAAAGCCCACGAACTTTTCCTCGAGTATCACGCTCTAGGTCTTGACCGCAGTGTACCCAAACTCGCAGAAAAGACTGGCAAGCCGGCAGAATCGCTATCCGCTCTGAGCTTCAAATTCAAGTGGGTTCCACGAGCTATCAAGTATGATCAATACCTGATAGAAATCCGTCAGCGAGCAATCGAAAATCAAACCAAGACCGAAGCTATCCTCTGGGCCGAGAGGGAAGCCCAATACCGACATGAAGCATATAGCTTTTCTGAGAAACTCTGGGCGCGAGCGCAAGAGATGCTCGACTCGCCATTGTACGAAGAAAAGGTTGAGAAGAAACAGAAAGTCGAAGTGGGTGGCGAGGTAGTGGAAGTCAACACTGTAGTGATTCGTAAGCCTGTGCGCTGGAATATGAAGACTGCGCTGGAAACAGCGGAGCTCAGTGACAAGATGCGCCGGCTATCTCTGGGAGTGCCGACTTCTCGTTCCGAGATAAATCTAAATGTTAACCAAGACAGCATTGACGAGCGCCTCGAAAAAGCCAGAGCGGCAATGAATATGTGGATTCAAACCAGACTCGAGGCCGCTATTGACAGGCTAGTGAATTTCAACCCAGAGATGTCGAGAGAAGACGCCAAGCAGCAATTGCTTTCAGAGCTGCCAATTTGGTTTGCTGCTGACTACAAACTGCCCTCACCAACGATGCTGTTGACTGAAGGAGACGATGAACCTGAAGCGAGTGAACCCCCTGTAGAACCACTACAACTGGAAGAGGAGGTCGTGCACTGAATGGTTATCTCACTGCTTGTTACTATCGTGGGAATTCTCTTGTGGGTATTTGCGTCCGGCAAACCTCAGGAGGCTGGGTACGTGATTTTTGCGGTAGGACTTTTCTACCTCGTAGGTTTATTGGCAGGTACCAACTGGTCTGGCCTGCTGCCGAAGAAAGGACAATAACAATGGACTGGGATAAGTTCAGAAAATTACAGGAACAGCACTTGGCTGAAGCTCGCACGATGATCTACGCTCTGGAGAGATTCTTTGCTCCTCCTGCTGGCCCTCGGGCATCAGCCCGACTTGTGCATGGATTGAGAAACGAGGTTGAACGAACCGAGTCCATTCTGGCTTTGATGAAATAGGAGGAAAAAAATGCCTTACGGAATCAAGCCCTCTGGAGACAAATTCGTTGTCTACAACACTGACACTGACAAACCGGTCCCGGGTGGCGAACATGCTACCCGGGCCGATGCTCTGGCACATCAACGAGCCTTGATGGTAAATGTTAAAGATGCGAACAAGGGTAGCGAACCATCTCAGTTCGGTGGCCCCGGCTCTGGTCGCCATGCCGGATCAACTCTTGCAGAAAGACATGACGAGCTGAAAGCTGCTGGTTATAAACATGTTGGCTTCGCTGACCAAGGACGCGGTACAGCGGCAACTACCGTTCATACTTACGAGCACCCCAATGGGTCTAAAGTAGAAATAACTACTGCTGGGAGAGGGAAAATTATAGGAGACAGAGAAGTTGCAGCATCTCGCAAGGCAACAGAATACTTCGACAAAAACTACAAACCATGCAAGCCCTCGCGAGCTGCATTCGTACGAGTAGAGCAGAATGGAGTTGTGGCGTTTTCTGACGTACAGCAATTCGGTGGCCCCGGTAGCGGCAGGCACCCAGAAGGTAGAAACAAAGAAGCGGACTTGCATAAAGAAGCTTCGGAAGCTCATGCACGGGCTGAGCAGATGAATAAAAGCGCCGGCACTCAAAGATATGGCACCGGACTTAAGCCAGCACTCGGGAACGCAGCCAGAGATGCTTCACTGCAAGCTTTGAATGCTTCTAAGGCGGCAGGCGTCCCACACCTCATTACACTGGCAGAAAAAGCTCTGGCTCAGTCTGAGAAGGGCAACTACTACACTGCATCGAATGTGCACGGAGATGCGCGTTCAATGCACAGCACGAGAGAATCTACAAGTAGGCTCGGTGGTCCGGGGCCAGCACGAGGCGAGCCTATGTACAACTTGGGAAGACGAGTCAAGTGAACCCAGACCTTTCCATAATCCGCGAGTCGGTCAGCGTGTACAATCAAAACGCGCAGGCTGGCGCAGCCGCGGAACCGAGTCATGGTAACTCGAGGTGGCAACCGAATCCCGGTCCTCAAACTGACGCACTGTTGAGTGAAGCGGATGAGCTGTTGTATGGAGGAGCCGCAGGCGGCGGTAAGGGGCAGTCCTTAGACGCACTAGTGCTTACCCCATTCGGCTATAAGACCATGGGTTCGCTAAAAATCGGATCTGTAGTGAACACCCCTCATGGGACTTGTGCCCAAGTGATTGCGATTTTTGAGTTGGGAGAAAGACAGCTCTACCAAGTAACGTTCCACGACGGCACTTCAACCGAAGTTACGGACGACCACATCTGGCTTGCTTGGAGAATAGAAAAGAAGTCGAAGGCTACTCGTCTCTGGACTACTTCTCAATTGAGGGAACAACTCAGTAAAAGCAGATCGAAGGGAGGATTCCGAATACCATGTACTGACCCTGTGGCGTTTTCATCTCCGTCTGTAAAACTTGCAGGTCCATCTAAAACGCTTAGATGCCGGCCAGTCAATCCATACGTACTTGGCGCATTGTTAGGAGACGGTTCGCTAGGGAAAGGCATTCAGAGAATTTGCTCGGCAGACAGAGATATTCTGGATCGCATGAGGGCGTTATGTACTGACTTTACAGCAGGCAGCTCTCACTCTAATGTCAACCAAACAGTAATCTATGAAATGGGGGTGGTCAAGAATTCGAACCTTCAGAAAAACTTGGCACGACTTGGTCTGCTCGGTACGTACTCAGAAACAAAATTCATACCAGCAGATTATTTGTTGGCATCAGTTGAGGACCGTTGGCTTCTCATGCAGGGTTTGATGGATACTGACGGATTCATACAAGGAGGATGCTGCCACTATTGCACAGTTAGTGAGCGATTATCCAATGACGTAGCTTCTTTGGCTCGATCGTTGGGCGCTGTAGTCACCACACGAACAGGTAGGAATTCATACAACAGCAGAGGACAAAAACTCCAAGGGCAGCTGACCTATAAACTGAGACTTAAGTTCGCAGATTCTACAATGGCTGTGCATTTGCAGCGCAAGAAAGATTTGTGTTACGCACCTCAGGCTAAACCGTCTAGAAAAATTATCTCAATCGAACCAACTAGGGTAGCCCCTGCTCGTTGTATCGTGGTATCAGACCCATCAGGTTTGTACATTACTAACGACTACATAGTCACTCACAACAGTGATTTGTTGCTTGGGATACCCGGCATCTCCCATCTGCGTTCCATCATATTTCGACGAGTCTTCCCTGAGCTACGCGGTCTGATAGACAGGTCGAGAGAAATCTACAACTTCAGAGGAGACAGCCACGCAAAGGATAGCTACAATGAGCAGCTGCATACATGGCGACTACACGACGGCCGCGTGATTGAGTTTGGAGCATTGCAGTACGAAAAAGATAAGGAGTCCTACCGCGGTCGACCGCATGACTTCTACGGTTGGGATGAATTGACAGAGTTCACTGAATCCCAGTACAGATTTGTCAACGCTTGGAACCGCACAACCAGACCGGGCCAGCGATGCAGAATCATAGCAACCGCAAACCCACCACACACTGACGAGGGCCGTTGGATAATCGGGTATTGGGGGCCGTGGATTGATGACAAACACCCAAACCCAGCCAAGCCCGGGGAGCTCAGATGGTTTGCTGTCATTGACGGAGAAGATGTAGAAGTTGGCGGTCCTCAACCCATCACGCACAAGGGTGAAGTAGTAATACCAAGAAGTCGAACTTTCATCCCCGCGCTGTTGGCGGATAACCCATACCTGATGCGCACCAATTACGGTGCTGTACTGCAAGGTCTGCCAGAGCCGCTACGCAGCCAGATGCTTCTAGGAGATTTCAAGGCTGGCATCACCGATGACCAATGGCAGGTTATACCTACTGCTTGGGTAGATGCAGCGATTGAAAGAGGCAAGCAGAACAGGTTGCCACCGGGGCCGATGACTACGCTGGGAGTTGACCCATCTCGCGGTGGCAGAGACCAATTCATCATAGCACCAAGATTCGACAACTGGTTTGCTCCGCTCATCAAATACAAAGGAGTGCAAGTACCAGATGGACCAACCGGTGCAAGGCTGGTAGTGGAAGCTCATCAAGGAAATGCTGTCATCAATGTTGACGTAATCGGGCTGGGTTCATCGGTCTATGACTCGCTGAAAGATTTACCCGGGCTGCAAGTCGTACCAATCAACAACTCACAGGCATCGAAGATGCGAGATAAGACTGACAAGTACAAGCTCGTAAATGTCAGAGCAGCGTCGTACTGGAAATTCAGAGAGGCGTTAGACCCGGAGAACGAAGTGGGGATTTGCCTGCCGGACGATAACCAGATGCGAGCTGACTTGGTCACTCCTCGATTTAAGGTTACTGCTCAGGGTATCCTTGTTGAGCCAAAGGAAGATATAATCAAGCGCCTTGGGCGGTCGCCGGACTGTGGAGATGCTGTTGTGATGGCTCACTTCATGACTGAGTTGTACCAGCAAGAGCTACCAGCGTTTGCGTTCTTTAGCGCAGAACGCGAAAGCGTGTGGAGGGTCAAGTAATGACGAAACAATTCGGTGGACCGGGGTCTGGGCGGCATCCTGGAGGGAAAAACGAACTTCCGCGCTTCAAGCAATCAGCGGAGCAGAAAGAAGCACAAGCGGCTACTGTTAAAGCAAACAGGCTTACTAGTGCAGCTTATGATCTGAAGGGTATGGTGGGCAGAGACGAAGAGGCAAAAGCTAATCTGGCTGCAAGGGATGCTCATTTAGAAGCAGGTCGGTTGCACGAAGCAATTCGTCCCGGCAACTTTTCAACCGAGTATCACAATGAAAGTGCCCAACTCCACCAAAAAGCATACGATGCTCTGTCGAAACAAGCATCTGAAATCACATTCCTTGATGAGAGAGGCAATCCCTGCGAGCCGGCCAAAGCATTTGCAGTAAGGGTAGAGCAGAACGGTTTTGTAGCTCATTCGTTTGGAGGACCGGGCAGCGGCAGGCATCCCGAGGGCGGGGATAAAGAAGAGCCTCAAAACACAACGGGAGGCGCTAGAGTACAAAAAGACGCTGGTGAAGCCGCTGGGTGGAAGTTCGGTAACTCAGATCAAATCAAAGGACCAACTGGCATCGAAACGCGTTCGAACTTTACTGACAAGGCCGGTAACAACATCAGACTTGTGAGCGGTCCAATGGGACACTTCGCTCAGGTCAACGGCAGGCTCGCAGGAGTTGGTTGGACTCCAAGCTTGAAGCAGGCAGTTAAGAATGCCCAGAACATTTTGTGAGGTTGATGCTCATGCGATCATGAAGTAAGAACATGGCAAAACGAACAGCCAAAAAAGCAGCGGAGTCAGACAACCGGTTGGGGATGACCCCTACGATGCTTGGGCAGTATCCCTCTCCCGAGGACTTCGACCTCTACTCAGAGATGGGTAGAAGCGGCCTGATTCAATACGCAGGTTACCTTCACGAGGAAATCCAGCCAGAGTTAGTGGGCAGGCAATGGCGTCGCGTCGCCAAGCAAATGTTGATGAACGACGCGATGATCAATGCTATGTTCCACACTGTTGAAATTCTCTGTCGACAAGTCAAGTTCGATATTATCGGAGGTACTAGTGATCCTAAAGGAGATGAAGCGCGAGACTTCGTTAAGGGTGCAATCCTCGAGGATATGAATCAACCTTTCACCGAAACTCTGTCTGAGTGTCTAACTATGCTTCCGTGGGGCTGGCACTGGGCCGAGATTGTTTACAAGAAACGCAACGGCCCCACCGAGGATGGTACCAGCAGCATCTTCAACGACGGCAAAATCGGGTTCCGCAAGTGGGCACCTCGTGCGCAGGAAACCTTGTTGCACTGGGCATTCGACCAAAACGGCGACGTACAAGCGATGGTGCAGCTTTCTCCTCCTGACTGGCACACAACAGCTATCCCGATTTCAAAGAGCCTGTTATTCCGAACATCTACCAACAAATCAAACCCGGAAGGCCGCAGCCTGCTGAGAGCAGTGTACGTGCCATATTACTTCAGCTCGAAGATTCAGAATCTCGAAGGCGTGGGTGTTGAACGAGATGCCACTGGCATACCATGGATGTCGATTCCTTCGGAGTACATGTCTCCTACAGCTACCGATTCCCAGAAAGCAATTTACGAAACAGCCAAGTCAATAGTAACCAATGTACGCAACAGCGAACAGGCTGGGTTCGTAGTTCCTTCTGATACTTGGAAAGATGCTAATGGAGCGCCCACTTCTGTGAAGATGTTCGACTGTGGCTTGCTTCAAAGCGGGGGAGCCAAACAATACGACACAGCGAAAATCATTGAGCGCTGGGATCGCCGCAAGCTGATGGTAATGCTCGCCGACTTCATCGTGATGGGCCATGAGAGAGTTGGTTCATTTGCGCTGGCTGATGCAAAGACGGACTTGTTTGCAGACGCTTGCGGCGGATATCTAGATGCAATAATCGAAGTTGTTAACCGGTACGCAATCCCGAGGCTGCTGAAAGTTAACAACATGCCCACGGATAAGCCACCGAAAATGATTCACGGCGACATTGAGAATGTTGACCTGAACGAAATCGGCACGTTCATTCTGCACCTCGCTCAGGCCCAGATGAACATCGAACCTATCGCCAAGCAGCTTTACGAAAGAGCCGGTTTCGATGTGCCAGCAGACACTCCTCTGGTAGCACCTGCTACTCAGCCAGTTACCGGTTCTCCGATTCCAAAAGGTGGTGGTACTGGCGGAGGCGCTGGTTCTCAGGAGCAGCAACTGGGCGAGTACCCGCCCACATCCGGGCAGAACAATCAGGGTGAGGGGGATGAGGAGTCTGATGACGAGTCGGCCTTGGTAATGAGCGAGAATGGCAGAAAACGGTTAGTATTTGCCCCGGTCAATGGTCACAGCAATGGCAAAAAGCAGTTCGCCATGCCGAATGATAAACAGGCAGTCAAGGTCAAAGATATCAACGACACGATCGTTTGGCTCAAACGTGAGCGGTTCAACCAACTCGCTCAGATGATGCAGGCCGGCGAGTTCAAGAAGAAAAAGTAGAAAGGTGAAAATCAAATGGCTCTCGTAACAATGCCCTCTCGCGTTCAGAGCAGCACTACGCTCATTCGCCCAGCTAATACCACAGTGTACAGCGCAAAGAGCGCCGTTGGTATCAACCTTGCTGTTTCTGGAGCCACTAACCCGGCATCCCCATCACCGATCGTAATTACCACACCAGCTCACGGACTGGTCGATGGCGATCCCGTAACGATAGCGTCTGTTGGTGGCAATACGAATGCCAACGGAAACTTCTACGTGAAGGTGACTGGGTTCTCCACCACCACCTTTGCTCTATATTCAGACAAGGCTCTTACTCAGCCTGTCATCGGCAATGCCACATACACTTCAGGTGGAACTGTTGCCAAGGTGCTCCGATTCCAAAAAGTAGTTCGCACCAAGTCCGGTGGCGGCGGAGTCATCGGAGCCACTCTGTTGACTGACCAGACAAGCAACACTGAGAACTTCAGGCTGCACTTGTATTCAACTCCTCCGACAGCAATTCTCGACGGCGGCGCATGTTCCTGCCCGCTGATCGCAGACGCTGCTATCTACCTTGGTTCGTTTGACTTCGGCGCAGCAAAGACCGAAGGCAGCAGTACATCTGCTTACGCAAACGCTGCTCTTACGAATAACAGGGTTAACTTCCAAACATCCTCGATTGAGCGAGATATCTACGGTGTGTTGGAAACCCCAGCAGGATTCACTCCTGCCAGCGGACAAAAATTCGTCATCAACCTTGTGACCGAGCAGGACTAAATGCTTGCGTTTCCACCAGCAAAACCTAAGCCACTTACATTCGGTGGCCCGGGTTCTGGGAACTACGGTCACAGCGGCATCATAGGTCAACGAGGAGGCAGCGGCCCCGGCGGGGGCGTGCCCGATCTACCCGATACCAAAGTAGTGAACTCGAAAGGCGAACCGCTGCTGGTTTACCACGGCACTGCCAGCGAGTTACAAGGTGGCAAATTTGCGATTAGTGCTCCAGCTGCCCCGTTGAAATGGGAAGGTGACGAAAAAGTTCAATTCGCGAAATACACGATCGGCGTGGATATGGTTTTCCACGACAGCAATGCTGGTTCCTACACAGCAGTTCAAAATGGAAGTCTTCACCCCGGGTTTAACTCGATGGATGAAGCGAAAAGCTACATCCAATCCGCCCAGCCCGACATTAAATTCACTGGCAGAGATGCAATCTTCTTTGCAGCCAACCCAATCTACGCAGAAAAATACGCCAAGGACTACGAAGACAGACCCGGTGGAGGTACGCCAAGAATAATCTCCGCCTACCTTGATTTAAAAAACCCGATGGATCCCGCTAAGCCAGAATCATGGGACGCGGTGAAGCCCACAGTAGAGAACTGGTTGAAACAAGAAGAAGGCAGAGTAGTTCCGGAACAGCTAGATAGAATGCAAAGTATGTTCAAGGGCGGTTATTGGGGAATGGTAGAAGCGATACCCGGAATGGTAGATGCAATTAAAGCTGCCGGGTACGATGGTTACATTAACAAGGAAGGAGGAGAGATAAAATACCACGGGCAATCAGAACAGAATTACATGAGAAAGGGCGGTGCAGATCGCAGCACGACCTACGCAGTTTTCAACCCCGCGGCCATACATGTAAGAGAAGAAATACCGAGGGAAACTCAGCGATTTGAAAAGTTGGCCTACTACAAACCCGGCGTCAAAGCCTCTCAAACAAAATCATTCGCAGCCACTGGTCAGCAACAACCGTTCTCTGCATACATTTGGAATCCCTACGCCAGAGCATATGTGTCGGCCACAGGAGAAGAAGTAGACACCGAGGACTTGCGCACTCTTGTTGGTGAGCTAATCTCAGACTCCACTGAAAATCTGCGAGCGCTGGCAGAAGCAGTGCAAAACGGTGAGGAAACTAACCTTTCTCAGTTCAATATCTCGATGAAAGAGGAACTTAAAAACCTCTATATCGCAGAACATGTTCTGGTTAAAGGTGGCATCGACCAAATGCAGCAGAGCGATTGGGGATCGCTTGGGTCGTCACTCAAAGACCAGTACTACTACGTAGATAAGCTTACTCGCGACCTCGAGAATGGCGACATTGGAGTCAAGGATGAAAATGGGGAAGTAATTGTTCGAGATAGCGGTATCCCGGAGCTCGACGACTCATTTCTTGACCGAGTTAGCTTATACACTGAATCTCCATGGGGCGCAGCCGGCGAGTTTGAAAATGTACTTAAGGACCGGGAAAACGATCTTGGTTCGATGGAGCGTCTTGTTCTTGGCGACAGCAAACAGTCGTGCGCTGAGTGCCTCGCCGACTCAGAACTGGGGTGGCAGCCGGCTGGAACGCTAAAAGATATCGGAGACCGCGAATGCGATATCGGATGCAACTGTAGTTTTGCGTTTGAAAACCAAGCTCTTGACGAAGCAGCTCAGTCGTTTGAGTTCAGTGAAGCTTTTGCATTCGGCGGCCCCGGTTCTGGTTGGTTCGCCTCAGCCGGGCATGTACCTGAAACGGGGTTGGTTTACCACGGCACTTCATCAGAGTTCATCAAAAGCATTCAAGAGCATGGACTACTAGCAAGCAAACTTGGTCAGGGTCAGATGTGGAATCCGGAAAAGTCAGACCAAGGCCACGTGTTCTTTTCAAATCAACGCCCAACTGCAGAATACTGGGGAGACATGGCGACTGGCAATCATGGTGGCAAAGTAATGTTGCTCACAATAGAAATCCCTAAGTCCGAAGCGGACAAGATTTCCGCGGACCCTGACGCCACGAAAGTACGAGGAGCGACAGTGGCTTGGAGATTTAATGGAGACATACCACCCGAGTGGATTGTGAAAATTGAGGAGGGCAAGGGTTGGTAGCCGGAGCGGAACAAACAGTTAAGATGTACGCAGCGGTCTGGGTACCAGACAAACCTCCTAGCTCATTCGGTGGGCCGGGCAGTGGTTGGTATGCATCAGCTGGTCACGTCCCGGGAGAGAAAGCAGAAGAAGATAAGAGCATACCCAAGGGGCCGTGGGAAAAAGTCAAGACCGCTGATGAAGCTTTGAAGGCGCTGTCCGAAGGTAGATATGTGCAGCTTGACCCTGACCAAGTCGGTACGGTAATGACAAAGATGGCTGCGATGGTCAAGGATGCAGAAGCCAAAGGTAAAGAAGCTCCGAAGTACAACCTATGCAACATCTCTGTACCGGGTACTAACGTCTTTTGTGGAGGTGGCGGAGCTACCCACCCACGTATCGAGATGCCTCGCATTCCAAACAAAGACCGCAAAGGTTTTGAAGACTACTTACGTAGCAAAGGCATCCCGTTTCAGAAAGATGAAGTACGAGTCGACAAGCTAAAGGCTTCTCAAACTGAGATTGACGGAGCCAAGGTTGCTCAAAACATTCAAATAGCTCGCGAGGGTGGAAAGAACCCTCTAGACTCTCGTATTTTTGTTTCTAAAGATAACTTCATCATTGACGGTCACCACAAGTGGGCCGCTGCTGTCGGATTAAAGTACACAGAGGGCCAGAACTTCAAGATGAAGGTGGTGCGTGTTGATCTACCTGTCACAGTTTTGTACCACGTGGCAAACATGTACACCGATAAGATGGGTTACCAACGACTGGGTCACGGAGAAAGCTCGTACAAAAAGGCTACNGAGCCATACCAGTTCTATGGCACGGCCAGCAGTGGTAACTACGGTCACTTGGGCCGTCCTGGAGAAGTAGGCGGGTCTGGCGAAGGTGGTGAGAAGAGCCAAGAGTACTGGGATCAAGCTAAGCTTGTTGGTCCTCAGGGAGGTTCGGTGCCGGGTGGCAAGTTCCAAGGCCCCGACGGTAAGCAGTACTACGTCAAATGGTACAAAAACCCAGACCAAGCTCGTAGCGAAATCTTTGCACAGAAAGTCTACAACACCCTTGGAATTAAAACTCCTCAGGGACAGATCGCCACTGTAGATGGTAAGCAGGGTATAGCAACACCTTGGATACAAAACGCTGGGTCGTACAAAGATAATGTACAAGGGCTGCATGATGCACTAGAACACAACCCAGAGCAAGCAATGAAATTGTTTGTAGGATCGGTGGCTACTCAGAACTGGGACGTCGTGGGTACAGGAGCAGATAATATTGTATACGATGTTAAGAATTCCCAGCTGGTTCCGATTGACAATGGCGGGTCCTACTTGTTCCGTGCTCAAGGAGGAGCTAAAGCGTGGAACGAAAATGCTACCGAAGTAAACACGTTGCTGGACCCAAATAAGAACTACTATGCTGCGGCTGCTTTTAAAGGTATCCTAGACAAGCCTGAGAACTTGTTACTTGGCATGCACTACGCAGCTACACTTATCAAAAATTCAGAGGAGCTACATGGCCCGGGGACTACCAAGGCTCAGTTCGAAGCGAAGATCAAAGATATGAACGAGAAGTTCAATGATATGTACAAAATCGCTTTGGACAAAGAGGCTGCGAGTAAGGAAGATATCTATGCAAAGGCAGGGTTTCCACCATACGATGATACTAACGCTGTAATGGGAACTATGGCCCCAGAAGATAAAGAACTAATTGACAAACTCAGCAATACATACCAAGGGGATCCCAACTGGGATCCTTTCCAAAATAACTCGGCAACGTCAGTCATTAGATGGATGGGAGCTAACGGATATAAGTCGGGCGACGTACAGAAAGTATTTGATGCTTACGGGAAAACAATTTCTCCCGCCACGATTAAGACTCAGTTGTATGCAGGCAAAACTGGCAAAGGAGATCTCGCCAATCTAAATGAAGGCCATATATCGTTGGTGGCCCAAATTACGGGTACTAAGTCTCTGTATGAAGGCGGTGGTAAATCAACTCCACCACCAGAGCCTCCTGTTATACCGAAAAATCCCTTCGAGAACACTGCTCACTCGAATACTGCTATCATTCGCTATTTCGGCAAAGAAGGATTCTCCGTCAAGCAGGCTCAGGACTACTTCGCTCAGCATGGTGCCAAGATCGCAGACAGCACTTTAAAGATTCAGTTGGCTGCCGGCAAAAACGGTACCCGAGGAGCGCCTGCTAACATCAGCAAAGAAGAACGAGCCCACATCGAAGCCACTATTGGCAAGCCTGCTGGCACGCCTTCAGCTACTGCTGGTCAAACAGTTTCTGCATATCTGGGTTCGAAGACTCCGCTGCCTCCCGACACCAAAGCCAGTGTGACTGTTGATGGTAAGGACGGCAATGCAAAGCTGGACAAGCATACAGACAACGCCAGCAGTTATTACCAGCAGGTAATGCAGAGCCACCTGATTCAGCAAGCTAAGGTTAACCCTGCTCTCAAGTCTCAGCTTATTCAAATCTCGATGAACAAGGCAGGAACGATTTATGCTGAAGACAAGAGAATAGAATATGGAGCTAAGAAAGTAGCTCACGACATACAGAGCTCATGGGGAGGGTCGTCAACGGATCACAACTACACCTCTCTGGGGTTGCAAGTAGCAGTGGCTAATAAGTTCGGGTTACCCACTACCATCAAGGGTGGCGGTCAGGGTAATGGTACTTACGCAGCAAAGATGGGATACAAAGAGTGGGGAATTAAGAGTAATGGTCCTTCTGCAACTATACTTGACGTAGCTAAAGAGATTGGCAAGTCGCCTGCATTTGTGGCATTCGCTGACAAGACATATCAGATGACTCAGGAGAACCTAGCTAAACAGGGTATCAAAGAAGTCACACTTTATCGGTCCATGACTTCTTCAGGAGGAGTACCAAATGTGTCTCATGAATACCTTCCAGCCAAAGCGGTACTAAACCCTATATCGTCGTTCTCAACCCAGATGCACTCGTTCGGGCAGTACAAGTTTACGCTGACCGCACCTGCGTCGAGAATCTTTTCTCATGCGAATACAGGCCCGGGCACAAACTACGAGAACGAAGTTGTAGTGATCGGCGGCAAAGTATCTACTCTGATCAAAAAGGGTGGTTACGGTGGTTACTAGTCGAAGCAGATTATGATGTGGTAAATTATACGATGGGAATTGTTTACAATGCCTGACAGTGATGAAGAAATTATTGTTTACCCAGACGACGACATAGAGAATGCCGACTGGATTAAGACTTTTAGCTGGGGTCTGCCAACAGACAAAGACGAGTTCCTACAAGCAATTGGCGGCCCTGAGATGCTAGACCACTTCATGACTCTGCCTGCCGCTCGTCCAATGCCAGAGAGCCTGAAAAAGGAGTTAGGCCTTGCCTGAGTTCGGTCTTCCAAAAGTGTTTTCCGACAACCTTGAAGACTGGATGCCATTTCCAGACAACATGGAGTCGCTTGGTATCTCTCGCACTTCTATGCCTCAAGTTCAGGGCCAGCACCGAGGAGCCTTGATCAAATTCCTCAACGCCCGAGGGTTTGACCATGAAAAGAAGTACGTAGACCCGCAATCGCTTCACCCTTCTCAGGCAGTCTTCTCACCCACCAAAGTTTCCAGAGCGACCAGCTTCCCCGGGCCGCAGAGAGCTTTGATTGTCAGCAACGACAACTACGTTGCCGACGGCCACCACCAGTGGCTGGCTAACTACACCAACGACGAAATCCCTGTAATTCAAATTGACTGCCCTATTGCTGAACTGCTACTTGAGTTATCTCGCTTCCCATCCTCAGGAGTGTCGGACGTCAACGGTAACTCGAAGTACTAAAAAAGTTTTCACTGAAAAAGTAGTAATAGCGTAGACACAATCTATAATCTCGTCCAGTATGGAAGCCTACTGGTTCAGAGATTTCACAAAGGAACAACGTGATAAACTCGCAGAGTCCGGAGCCGCGATGCCGGACGGGTCCTATCCCATAGCTAATTCAAAGGACCTCGAGAACGCAGTTCGGGCTTACGGGCACAACCCCACTCCTGCTGTCAAGGCTCACATCGTAAAGCGCGCGAAAGCACTTGGTAAGACAGACGAGCTTCCGGCTGATTGGGAAGGGTCCACAAAACAAGCTTCCGATCCCGGAGTAGAAGATGTGCATGTCCCGGGAGTTCCTCAGCCCGCGTCCAAGAAGAATGATAATGGGCCAAGCCCACACTTCCTCAAACAACTGTACAAGTTGATGCGAGAGAAGGTAGGCACGATGATGTCCGAGTCTGACTTCAACACTGCAGTTAAGAAGGCAGCCGGCCACAGCGGGGGCAAGACAAAAGCAGAGCGACTTAAGGCCGCCATGGAAGCAATCAAATCCATGAGTGACCAGCACATAGTTGAAATCTTCAACGACTACATGATCACCTCGAGTGAGGAGGCTTTCTACAAAGTTCCGTTTTCGTTCTCTGACGAAGACGCTGTCGAGCTGGGAACACCTTCCGAAGTAGAGATGTCTTTCACTCCTGTTTCTGCCAGTGAGAACCTGTTAGACATTTGCGCCGACGGTAAGCAATACTGTCTGTTCAACGAGTTACAACAGTTTAGCACTCCACCGAACCGAATTCCGTTGCTTCCCAAGCCCGGGACGTACAAGCATGACAAGTACGGCTCGGTAAGGATAACCAAAGAACGCAACCAGCGATTCACTGACAACATCAACAACGGCGTCTACCAAAAGAATCTTCCAATCGACTCGGAACATGAGCTCGACCTGTCAGGAGCTTTCGGTTACATCAAGAAAGCCAGCATGAACGCTGATGGGTCTGTGGACGGTACCGACATCGAGTGGACTGACCGCGGCAAGAAAGCTTTTGCCGGCAATCGATTCAAGTATTTCTCTCCGAAGTGGTGGGATGCGTGGACCGACCCGATGACAGAACAGAAGTTCAAAGACGTTGTAATCGGTGGAGCACTTACGACGCGCCCGTTCTTTAAAGAAAAAGCTTTAAAACCATTGATTGCCAGCGAACACGTTATTCTCTCTGACGGAAACGTGAACGGTAACTCTTCTATACCAACAGGAGCTAAGAAAATGGCGACAACCGAACAGCAGATCAAAGAGGCCCGGACGCTGGTAGCCGCGGCAGAAGCCAAGGCAATGTCGGAAGCCCTCGAGGGAAAGACCGACGAAGATATCGAGAAGGCAAAGGCATTAGTTGCGTCAGAAGACGCCCGCATTGCTGCTGAGAAGTCAGCCAAGGATCCTGATGGCGACGGAGATGATGATACAAGCGCGTCAGGTGACTCGGATAACTCGCACTTCGACGACAAGGGCAACAAGAAGCCCGGCATGTTCGATAAGGACGGCAAGCCACTCGCCACCAAACAAGCATCAGCCAAAAAAGGCGAACCTGAAGAAGCAAAAGAGGCAACCGAAATGACAAAAGAATTCTCAGACCGGCTCAATGCTGCCGAAGCAGAAGCTCGTTCATTTAAAGAGAAATTGGAAACTGCCGAGAAAGAAGCGAAACGAGCCAACGACCGAGCTGACGCTCAGGAAAAGGCAAACCGTCTGATGAGATTTACGTCGATGGTCAAGGGCTGGCCCGGGCAAGCACAGCAAAACATCGAGCTACTGGAGCACTTCGCAACCACATGTGGCGAAGACAGCAAAGAGTTCAAGGCATTCGTCGATGTGCAGCAAGCTTCGGCGAAACAAATCGACGAGGCTGGGTTGTTCAGTGAGATTGGATCGAGCTCGGCTGTTGAACCTGATTCGGCTCTCGGTGAGCTCAACACCAAAGCCGCTGCCCTGAGAGCTTCGGACCCGAAACTGACTCAGGCCCAAGCATTCAGTGATGCATGCGCTCAGAACCCAGAGCTCTACGATCGGCACCGTCGCGAGCAACGCCGTCAGTTCAACTAATCAGAATTTCTACTTCTTCGTACCTTTTAAAGGGAGGACGCAACAATGGCATTCGAGCAACCCGGAGCAATGGACGGTGGTCGCCCAGCAGGCGCAGACCTTTCGAGTCATCAATTCAAATTTGTCAAACTCAATTCGAGCGGTCAAGTAATCCTCTGCGCCGCAGCAACCGACAAGCCCTACGGCATTTTGCAGAACAAGCCTACCTCTGGCGCGGCTGCAATCGTCATGCGTGACGGGATGAGCAAGGTAGTCTGCGCAGGCGACAATGCAAAAGGCAACGTCGGTGGTACTGACGCCAATGGTTTGTTCGCTCCCTATGTCTTTGGCACTGACACCACCAAGTACATCTGTGCAGAAGTGGTAGTTGACGCAGACAACGCCAACGGCATCGGTACTGTGAGTTTCTCGTGCTACTGCCCGCCACGCGGGGCGTAACTAAGGTTTCTAAAAACGTTTTCGGATGAAATTCGAAACGAAATAACTCTGGAGGAGTGATATGCCGCAACCAACCCTGAGTGACGTCCACGTAGACGTACCGCTAACTAATATCTCAGTGGCGTATATTCAGCAGCAGGACGCCTACATTGCAACTCAGATTTTCCCGATCGTTCCTGTAGAGAAGAAGACCAACAAGTACTTCTTCTATACCAAGAACGATTGGTTCCGGGATGAGGCAGAGGCGCGAGCCGACGCTACTGAGTCAAAGGGTTCTGGCTACGGGCTGTCGACCAACACCTACTCGTGCGAGGTTTACGCCTTCCACAAGGACATTGGTTATCAGACTCGTGCAAACGCTGATGCCCAAATTGACCTCGACCGTGACGCTACCACCTTCGTTACTCAGCGGCTTCTGCTCCGGCAGGAAATCCAGTGGGTCAGCGATTGTTTCACCACCGGTAAATGGGGCACCGACGTTGTAGGCGGTACCAACTTTACCCAGTGGAGTGACTTCACAGCCGGCGATCCTATTGAAGACGTTGAACAGGGTAAGGAGACCGTGTTGGCCAATACTGGGTTCATGCCGAACACCATGGTGCTCGGATACCAGACCTACCGCAAGGTACGCAATCACCCAGTCATCATCGACCGCATCAAGTACACCACTGGCGTTACTGGTAGAACGGTCACTCCGGCACTGCTCGCTCAAATGTGGGATATCGACCGCGTGCTGGTGGCTCGTGCAGTCAAGGCGACCAACAAAGAAGGTGAGACGGCCGCAATGTCGTTCACCTTTGGGAAGCACGCCCTGCTCGCTTACGTGAACCCGAATCCGGGACTACTGACGCCTAGCGCTGGTTACACGTTCTCATGGCGCGGTGTTTCACAGGGACTCGGCGCAGACGTTGGCATCACCACTTTCCCGATTCGTCGCCTGAAGGCAGACCGGGTTGAAGGTGAAGTAGCGTTCGCAAACCAGATTGTGGGAAGCGACCTCGGTTACTTCTTCTCCGGCGCAGTAGCGTAAAATCGGTAATTCAAACCTTAAGCCTTAGGAGGCCGGAATGAAAGTACTGGAAGGCAGAGAACGCGAACTCAAAGAACACTTCGCAAACCACGCAGTACCGTTTCGAGTGGTCACCGCAGACGACGAGGAAAGTCTCATGTGCATGGACATGACTCAGATTCCTCACGCTTTGCGGTCTGAGTTCGACGAGACTGGGTTGTTCGTAGGAACTACGGTCGATGAAACCGCCGCAGCCGTCGAAACCGCAGAGCCACAGGAAACTACAGTCGAACCTTTGTCTATTGATGAAGCAGTGGCGCAGACCATTGCTCAGAGTCCCAGCACTGAAGCTCCGGCTTCCCAAGAATGATAATGGGTTCTAGGCACACACATCGGGTTTTACGACCTTTCCCGGCAAGCGGCTCTGAGGTATTGGCTGCCGGCACTCTGGTGAATGCAAGTACTTGGCGTTACACTGACTTGTTGGTCGCGCAAGGGTACATAGAGGCTATCAACGATGACGAGCCGGTGGAAGCCCTGAGTATCGAGCCTGAACAGAAACCCAAACCTTGGGAGTCCAACGTGGCAATTCCGTTAGAGGGAGAACAACGACATCATGACGACGCCAAATAGAGCAACAGGTGGAATGCTATCTGCAGGAGGGTTCTCTGCCAGAGACGGAGTCAGCGGTGGGTTCATTCCGGCTAGTCAAGTCATGGCCGCCGACGGAGCCATCACGATAAAGAACGGCGTTGTATTCATAACGAAGTCGTCGGCTGCGGCCATTACGTTGGCCGCTCCTATCTCAGGTACCGACGATTTCAAGACGTTGAAAATCCTTTCGGCCACTGCTCAGGCACATACCGTCACCAATGCTTCTCCCGGATTCAACGGTGGTGGTGCCGGCAGCGACGTCGGTACATTCGGAGCTGCAAAAGGCAACGGCTTTGTTGCGGTGGCATATCAAGGTACTTGGTATGTTCAGTCCAATGTGGGTGTCACTTTTGCATAGTGACCGAGTCTTCGAAAAATGGGATGGTCTTACGATTCATCGAAACTCGACGTACCGCTAAATCAAGTTCGCTTCTTGATTGGCGACACGATTGAAGGTGCCGCGTTAATTGAAGACGACGACGAAATCCAATTCTGCTTAACCCAGAAAAACAATAACATATATCTAGCCGGAGCCTTTGCACTAAGACGAGGCTCCGCTAGGCTTCTGCGCGAACTCAAGTTAATCGCTAACAAGGGCGGACTTGAGGATGATACTATGGCCCAGTCGCAGGAGTTGCTGAAGCGGGCCGCAGAGTTGGAGTCAGAAGCAGTCAAGGCTGGCGGTGTTTCGTTCTACTTCGGAGGTATTTCGAAGGCAGATGTTCAGACTCGCGAACAGGATGACGATCGGGTTGACCCAGCTGTAACAGTTGACTCATTTGAACCGAACAGTGTTCCAGTTTCTGAGATTCCGGATACGATTTGGAGATGGTAACTGAATGTCTCTGCAATTTTCAGTAGCAGCGAAAAAGTTTGCGGCCCGGGCAGTGAGGACTATGCCGCGCAGACTCGTTCTACAGAAAATGCCCTCGGCCACTGACGGTCATGGCTATCCTCAGAGCACGTATGTTGACATTGATCCAACGCATCCTATTCCGTGCCTGTTTACAATGAAGTCAGGGCACGAGATGGTGCTCAGCGGGGCTTCGAAAACAGTTACTTTATACAACTTCGAGATTCCGCAACTGAATTATTACGACGGTATCTGGGCCAATGTTGATTTCTCCACTAAGTACCGAGTGCACCTGCTTCCAAATAACGACCAAGATTTGGAAGATTTGTTGTTGCAAATTATCGGTGGTGGTGGAGACGACGACCCAATCCTTACGTTTCAGGCGGTGACTCTTGACGACTTGTTATCATCATGACGGGCTGGGAACTAGGAGATGTAGATGCGCTCATTGAGTCAACACTGGCTAACGATAGCACGATACAGTCGTTGATGGGAGTCAGCCCCGCCCGGGTGGCTAATTACCGGGTGCCGTCGGATTTGTCATGGAAACTGCTGTACATTTATTTTTACTCGATACCCGGCAACGACATTCGCGTTCAGGGCAATGGTCGGGTGATGACAACCGTGGACTATGACATTGAAGTACGAACTACGGGCGCACCAACTGATAACTCACGAGCAATAGTGGCTCGCATTGATGTTTTGATAGGGGCTATGAAAAGACAGCTAACAGCCAATAGCCAATGGGTTGTATGTGCTACTCCGCTCAAGCCGATTAACATTTTGCAGTCGGGTGAGAGTTCGGATGTCTTTTATGTTCGTCAGGGGCGCACATACGCCATTCAAGTAGTCCAAGGATTGTAAAGGAGAACCTATGAGATTTGACAGAGTTGAAGTGCAGGTGCGGCAAGGTGATGAAGGTCATCCGAAAGAAGTGCATATCCCGGTGCTGAGCGTGCCGGCAAAATCGAACTTTAAGTCTGGCACTTACACAGTGGTTATAGGTAGCGACGACCCGGGTGGTGGTGTGATTACTGGCGACGACCCGGGAGTGATCACTGGCGACGAACCCAAATAACCGATAGATAAGCAAGGGAGAATACAATGGCGGGTAGACCAGATGTAACAATTACCAGTCAATTCGGGGTTGAGACCACTCCGGGTACTCCAGTAGCCGCAAACCGGCTGCTGCCTACCATAAGCTTCACCCCGAAAATCAAACGCGATACCAAACAGTTTCGCGCTCAGGGCAACAAATATAACACCACGTCTCATAAGGCCAAACAGTACGCCGAGGGCGGATATGATGGCATTCTTGACTACAACTCCATCATCTACATTCTTAACGGACTGACAGTTCCAGTAACGTCCCCTGCTGCTATCGTAGGGAGCACGTCAGGCAAGAAGTGGTCGTATGCTCCTGTCAGCAGAGCATTGGACAACCCAAAGACATATACATTTGAAGTCGGCGGCCCAACAGAGCTTGGTACGAACTTAGTTGAACAGTATGCTTATGGTCAGCTAACTTCCCTCACTCTAGATTTGAATCAAGATGATTTGAAACTCAGCGGCAACATGATTTGCCAGACGGCAGTCGCTAACTTCACTCAGACCGCCAGTCCTACAATCGTACCTGAACGCCCTTGCCAGAGAGACCAAATCGACGTCTTCTGCGATAATGTGTATGCGACTTTCAACGGAGTTACTCCGACCAAAGTCACAGACGCAATGGAAGAGAAGATAGAAATCGGGGTTAAGTTCAAGCCGAAATTCGTCCACAACACCACTTACAAGTCGTTTAAAGACGCTGTGGAAGTCGCTCCTTCGTTTGTGTACTCATTCCTACAGGAGCATAACGCCCAGAGCAGAACTGCGCTGGCTGACGTGATCGCAAATGACACCCCTCAGTGGTTGCGCATCCAAGCGAAAGGCTTGGACATAAGCGACGCTCACGACGGGTCAATCACTGAGCTTATTCAGTTCGACGTCTACGGCAAGTACACAGAACCGGAAGAAGTGCGCGACGCCCTGACGATGGGAGTCTACGGTTACCGGTATCACTTTGTTGCGTTGGACGACCCAGCAAATATGGGCCGTCCATGGAGAGCAGTAATTCAGAATACAGTAGCATCATTGTAAAAACACGGAAACGCTGAACGCGTAGCTCAGTGAGCGCGCCTAAGCAACGAACAACAGAAGCTCGGCAGTGAAGACATTCTTTGCTGCCGGGTTTCTACTTTTTGAGGAGGAAAAATGGGAACCAACGGCAGCGGCAACAACAACCAAGAAACATTTGACCTTAATCAGGTTTTCACTAAGGATGTGTTTACCATACCAGTAGAGTTAGTTGAGACTGACGACCTCACCGGAGACATAATTAAGCGCAAAGTTCTGGTGACGTACAAGTTTGGGAAAGACAACAAGGATGTGTTTGCGCGGAAAGAGGGGCAGTCATACATCGACCAGCTTGAGTCCTTACTCGTCAGGATTCGAGGAGGTGGCAACGATTTTGATAAGAGTGTGCTCACGAAAGATTACATAGCAGCCATGCGAGACAAGCACGTTATCCAGATCGTGGAAGCTATTTCAAATGATATCTACCCAAACATGAAGACCTCCATAGTTTAATGATGCACTACGCCTATGGAGAGCAGTCTAGGCAATCGAAAGACACGCCAGACAGAGTAGTGATGGAGCTAGCATTGGATTTGCACTTGACGCCTGACCAAGTGAGGTCAATAAACATTCGAGATCTCAACAAACTTAAAATGGTCAGGGCTGCCCGCATACTTGGTCAGATGCAGAAGAGTCAGGAGTTCTAAATGTACACGGTCAATGCAAAGGTCGTAGGACCAACGCCACAAGAGATGTCAAAGAAGCTGGCTGAGCAGGCAGGTCAGGTGGTGCTTGCTCAGGCGTTAGGCGCCGTTTCCACCCTCTACCAAATTTACCCGGTGGGTGCTGAGCATAAAGATGGTAGCCCGCATACAAGAGACACTTTCAAAGTCATCGACGAGAAGGGGCACATCTATGGTGAGAAAGGCAACTTCTCTGGTGACGGCTCAAGTTATGTAGCTTCCAAGGACAATAAACTTAAGTTGCTTACTGCAGGAGCTTCGTTCTTCCTAGAGTGGGGAACGATCTTTATGGAACCTCAGCCGCTGATACGAATGATAATGAAAAGAGCTCAACAAACTATATCTAACGCGCTGAAAAAACTAAACCTTAAACTGAAGTAGGAGAACTCGATGCCAGACACAATCGGCCAACAGATCGTATGGGAGTTCGTTCCTAACACTGCTCCTATGGACGCAGCCTTCGTTAAGGCCGACTCCAAAGCGAAGCAGCACGTTAGCTCTGTCAATACTTACTTCAAGGAAGTTGGCAAAACGATTAACATCGGCACTCACTTTGATTCTGCAGCAAAGAAGACCGAGTCCTCAGCCAAGGAACACGTTGGTAGGTTGAATTCAATTTTCTCAAAGGTAGGTGAAGGAATAACAAGTAAGCTCGGCGGTATTGCCTCTGGTGTGGCCTCAGTATTTGGTGGTGGGTTTGCTCTCAATGCATTGTCTGGGGCTGAAAGTGCTGTCAGCAGTCTAGCTCAGGCGGGTCTAGATTTCGCAGAGAATTGGGAGAAGGCTCACCTCCGCATGACAGCATTCACAGGTGATGCTCATGAGGCTACGATCGTTCTCAAACAACTACAGCAAATATCCGTTGACCGAGCTATGCAGATGCAACCACTCTCGGATGCTGCATTCAAACTTGCCGAGATTGGAATTCAAGGCGACAAAGCAGTCAACATAATGAAGGGCATTACTGCCCAAGCCGCGGTGCTCGGTCGAGGGGCCGAAGGTGTCAATTCTATCGTCATGCAGTTAGAGATGATGGTTGACTCAGGTAAGGCGGCTGGTCAAGGTCTAATGCGCCTCGAGCGCCAAGGCTACCAAGTCTTCCAGACTCTGTCGAAAATGACTGGTATCTCAAATATCGACCTACGCAAAATGATGATGCAGGGTCGATTGGATCCAAAGGTAGCGATTGAGCTGCTGACTGAGGGTTGGGAAAAACAATTCGGCGAAGCTGCTAATAAAATCACCCACACATTTTCCGATGAGCAGACCCGGACGATGAATGCCCTCGCTCCTCAACTCGCTACTGCAATGGGGCCAATCATCGACGCTGCCGGTCACACGATGAAGGATATTCAGGCAGTGATCAATCAGGCTGGCCCCGGGTTTGCAGAAGGAATTAGCGGTGCAATGTCACTGGCTGCGGGAGCCATGACTAAAGCGCTCGACTACCTCATTGAACTCGCCGGGATAAAGCTTGAGACACATTCACCTTCAAAAGTGTTCGAACGTATGGGTACCGAAGTCATGCAAGGGCTAGGTAATGGTTTCATACAAGGACAAGACAAAGCTCAGAGAGCGTTGGAAGAAACTTACAGGAAAATAGTTGCAAACGCAGACCTGCAGAAAATTGTGGTAGAGGCAGCTAAAAAATTCAATCTCCCCGTTGAGTTGATCAACGCAGTTATTGCAAAAGAGTCCGCTGGAAAAGTGAACGCTTTGTCCCCAGCAGGAGCCAAAGGGCTGATGCAGCTAATGGATCCTACTGCAGCTCGCCACGGAGTCACAAATCCCTACAACGCCTACCAGAACATAATGGGAGGGTCGGCGGAATTGTCGGGGTTGCTTGGTCAATACGGTACAATCCCCGGGGCACTCGCTCACTACAACTGGAGTGGCAGAGGAGCCATGCCGGCAGAGACCAGAGACTACGTAGACCGTATTACTAGACTGCTGGGTACCGATGTAGGAGGTGCTGCTTCAGCAGGCGGAGGAGGTGGCAGGGGTATACAAGACCAAATCGACGCTGCGCGCATCGAGATTCAAAACTGGCGAGAATCTATAACTAAGTTAAACCAAGATCAAGCAGAACGATTTGAAAGGATTAACCGCATACGCGATGTGCTTGGCTACATAGGTATGGGCCAAGAATCTAGCATCTACAACCGCACATATCAACAAGGAGTTTATCCAGCTCCGCTGTTACCAGAACAAGAAGCAGAACGCGATAAGGCCAGAACTAACCTTACCATGCTTACGGCTGCCTATGGAGAGGGAGTTAAAACTCTAGAATCGGATAATCTCCGACTGGCTGCTGTGTCTAAACATCTAGATGACTTGGTAAGAGGTTATGCGGTCCAATCCGCTGGCTCCGGAGTCTCTGCTACTATGGATTTTGGTACAGCAGCCCCTCTTGTTATGAAGCTTGCTGGTAAGGGAGGAGCGGCAACAACAGCGTCTCCCTTCGCGGCCCCAACAGTACTTCAACATCTAGACTTGAGCATGAGCACTTACGAAAAGACTACTGAAGAAGCCTCTGCCTCAGTAGCGAAACTCGCGAAGAGCGCTCAGGACTTGTATACCGAAGAGCAAAAACGAACTAATGCTCTGAAGGTATCAAGAATGGAAAGTGTTTTTGGAGAAGCCGGTCGCAGACTGGGCGAGGGTATGGATCCGTTTGGAGCTCGGCAGGCAGAAGTTGATGCTCTGGTAAACACCCCAAAGCAAATCGCAGCAGTCGCTGGTCAGTTCCTGACAAATTTTAAGTTCAGTATGAACGATGTTCGGCAGATTCTATCAAGTGGTCTGAAGTCTGTAGTTGTTGAGCCGTTTGCGAAAATCGTTGAGGCTCAGATTACTAAGTGGGTTACTCAGATGATGATCGACTTGCTTGGCAGGAAGGCGATGCAGACTGAGGCTGACGTTGTGACGATAGACAATACTATGGTTACAGGCTTAAACACCGCTGCTATTACCGCATTGACCACTGCAATCACCGCCCAAACAGGAAGCTCCTTCTTCGATACGTTAATTCAAGGAGCCGCCGCTGCCGGGGAAAATGCAGCAGGCGGTGCAGACTTCATTGTACCTCCGGGCTACCCTGACGATAGTTACCGGCTGAATCTGACTTCGGACGAGCATGTAATGGTAGCTCCTGCTGGCAAACGTTTGGGAGGAGGGAAGCCACAGCAAACGATTCATCAGTACAACATCACTATGAATGCTCCGATCGTAGGAGGCTCTAGCTACGCAGCACCGAAGTCACAACGAGAATATATGCATATGTGGGGAGCCGCGATGCAAGACATAATGAAAAAGGTAGCTTAACATGCCAATCTATTTCGACGAAATTCTGCTAGACCCGGGTATGTTTAATCTGAGGTCCATTCAGGGAGGACCCGAGTTCGCTAATGCTAACGAGCGCAATCCTCAGACTGGCATAATGAGTGTAGCCGTGCTTAGGTACGACCCGTCGATAATGTGGCAATGTAATTTCGAAGACATTAAATTCGACCCGGGACAGTTAGGCGGAGGATCGGGCCTGACTTACTTCAACAATTTTTGGTATGGTGGCCTTGGCTCCGCTTATGGTTTCCGAGTCAGGAATCAGTTCGATTATTTTGTGCAGGGTCAGGTAATCGGATCGGGAGATGGGTCTACTCATGATTTCAAGCTTTTCAAAACATACACTCGCCCCGGGCCAGCAGGAACAAACGTAGTCTCTGGTCCTTACAATCGCAGGATTATCAAACCGCTGGCTTCTAGTTTGCTCAGTGCTGACTCGGTCACTCTCTACGAGTCTGACGGCAGCACAGCCAGAGTGGTAGGTTCTCCTACATGGGAAGTTCCGTTCGTGGCATACTTAGCAGGCACGCCACAAGTTTCCGGGTTTACCATAAGCAACACTCACGGCATCCTACACTTCACCACTGCCCCGGGAGTTGGCGTTGAAGTTAAGGTGGATTTTCAATTCGACGTGCCGATGAGATTTCTAACCAACATACCTCAGATGACTGCGGACTTCCCCGCTCAGGTAAGCAGCCTGCCGTTGGTAGAAATCCTGCCGGCAGAACTGGGTATAACATAAATGCCATATACACCGACAACCTCAGCTGGGATGATAACGGCTCTCGGGTCGAACGTCGTATTTCTCTGCCCGATTTGGAAAATCACATCCCGAGACGGACTCACAGCCGCATACTGTGGTCACACTAGGCCAGCTGCCGGCAAGAACTGGAATCCTCTGACGCCTTTTCTATTCAACGGAGTAACATATACGCCGTCCGTGTCAGTGAATACCCGAGATGTGCATAAAATTGGGTTCAGCCCTAACAGCAGTCAGATCAACGGTGTATTTGATAGCATTATCAAACGGTCCGAGGTGGAAGGAGGACGCTGGAAGCTAGCCAAGGTTACATATGAGTACGTGAACTACCTTGACTTGACTCTTGGCTCGACCGGAAAAATAGTAGGCATCGTAGGGCAAATCGAAGTCAAGAATCCAGAGTATACGATGGAGTTTTTCTCTAATGCCCAGTTGCTACATCAACTAATCGGTGACATGACGTCACCCACCGATCGTAGCAACTTCCCAGCCGGCTTGTTGAAAACCTCGTATCAATCAAATCGAAATGTGGTTTCGTCCGCTGACCAACGCCACTTGGTTGTTGACGGCGCAGCCATTGCTGACAACTATTACACGGAAGGAATCGTTTTCTGGACGACAGGCAATAATGCGAAGTACAACGGAATGGAAATCAAGAGCAATACTGGGAACACTCTTGAGCTCCAACTCCCGATGCCTGAAGTGATTACAGCCGGCGACCATGTAACGCTGCTGGCTGGGTATGACGGTACCCGAGACCAAATGAAGTCAAAATTCAGCGATATGATCGACTTCCAAGGGGAGCCCGATTTGCCCGGTCTACGCGTTCCATTTAGTTACCCTCAGTGATAGGCGCTTATATGGGGAAAACGCTGGTAGAGCCCGATTTTGCGCAAATGACGCCCGTTTTAGAGCAGGGCGAGATGCTAGTGTATGTGATCGAGGCCGACTTGAGACTCTGCCCACCGAGCAAGAGTGCTTTGGCTTGGGTTACTTCGCTCAACGAATTCAATTACGAAAGGCGCATATGCAGAAAGAGGAAGATATAAAAGATCCTTTTGCTACCCTTCTTTTGACGGAAGCCCTGACTTGGGTCGGGACTCCCTTTAAACGGGGCCAGAGAATCAAGGGGATTGGGATTGACTGTGGTAGGTTTATCGACGCCTGCTTTGAGGCTGCCGGGGTAGAGACGGGAGGGTTGCCACTTAGTTACAGTGGCGGCTCGCTGCTCTACCTGCTAGAAAACTGCATCCTTCAAGAGGTTGGCGACC